CGAACAACCACATATAATAGAACTATTGGCGTTAGGAGCGATAGCAATAAGGTGAGCATTACGTACACCAGTACGAACCATATCGGGTGCCGGACCCCTTTCTTCTGCAAGTACTTTGGTCTCATGAGTTGCTTCCTCCTTCATGTGTTTAAACATATTGCGATTAATTAATTTAGCTGCAACACTTTCAAAGGATACATTCTTATTCTGTAAATACCCATGAAAGCCCATTGCACCTAGCCCCAAGCTACGCTCTTGCTGTGCACTGAATCGTGCCTTGGCAATATCATCGGGGGCATTGTCGATGAATACTTGTAATACATTATCTAAGAATCGAATCAGATCACGAACCATTCGTGTCCCTTTCCATTCATCAAACTTCTCTAGATTTACACTGGATAAGCAACACACTGCTGTACGCTCTTCCGATGTAGCCAAGTGAATCTCATTGCATAAGTTACTGCCATGAATCTTGAGACCTCTGTCCTTCTGCTCTTGTGGTAATCCCTTATTAGCTGTATCAAGGAAGTTAATGTACGGACTACCAGTACGGAACCGTGCCTCTAAGATACGCTGCCATAACTGACGGGCAGGTACAGTCTCTCGTACCTCACCATTGGATGGATCTTTAAGGTGCCAGTCTGTGCCATCCACTACAGCTTGCATGAATGCATCCGACACATTCACTGCATTGAATAGATTGAAACACTTGCGATTGATGTCACCACCAGTAGGTAACTTAAAGTTCACGAACTCGATGATGTCAGGGTGACTCACATCTAAGTAGGCAGCATAGCTACCCTTGCGTGTCTTGCCCTGCTTGTAGGCAGTCATCTGACTGTCGACTACTTTCAAGAATGGTATAGGACCGGGTGCCTTGTCACTGACACAGCGTACATCAGACCAGTGCCCACCTACCCCACCACCTTTGACTGACAGCCAAGCTACTTCTGCATTGTGGTTAATCAATTCGTCTAGGTTATCGCCTACATAGGTAAGGAAACAGGATATGGGTAATGCCTTGGGTTTCTCCCCATACCTAGGTGCATTACTTAGCACTGGACTAGCAAACATAAACCAGCCCTTAGAGGCGTAGTTATAAATCCGTTGGGCTAACTTCTCATCTCCCGGTGCATAAGCCAATGCAGCCCTTGCAAAGGCTTCCTGTGGGCTTCTCTCTTCGGGGAGTAGGTAATAGTCTTGGAGCAACTGCATTGCCTGCTCTGATAGACGATCATCCCTGCTAATATCAATTGTTATTCCGTGATAGTTCATTCAAGTCCCTCTATATCCATACGTACAAAGCTAACCTTCTCTGCCCCAATGTCATACATTGCATCGTGGATAGCTTCATCAATGATTTCCTCTAGGTAATCTGGGTCGGAGTACGTATTGGGCATACTCTCAGGATCTAAGACTACCTCAAAATGTACTTCGACTATTACGCTCACCAGTTAATCCCCTCTGTCTTCTCTAGCAGTTCAATCATCTTGTTCATGTACCACCTAGCTTTCTTACAGTCGGTAATTGGTTTACCTTTATGCCACATCCGCATGGTATACTTGAGTACATTGCCATGGCAGTAGCTGATTGCTTCGTACTCGCCTAATGTATCTACAATGACATCGATGGTTTCGTACTTGCCATAGTTGTAGTGTCGTGGTTCATTGACTTCATCTTTCTCATCATGAAGTTCTGCACTGTCTTTGAATAACTCATCTGCCTTGTCAAATAAGCTGCCTTGAAAATAATCTTCGGACCCAACCTCTGGATACTTGTACCTTTTAACTGCACTGTCCCACTCCTCTGGTGTTGCATCATTTAAACGTATTGTGCTCATGCGTTCCCCTTTGTCTGTGTCCACTGTGTTAGATCGATTACGTTACTGAACTCATTCTCTGCATTTAAATCATTGAATGCCAACTCACCAGACTTAATCATGGCATCCATTTCATCTGACACGATGTTGCCAAACTCCTCGTCTCGATTGAGTAAGTGAAAGCAGGTAACAATACCTTGCATCAAACCCATTAACTCACGGTATGAATCCTCGGATAACTTATCGGATGGCATACACATTAAGTTCAAATCAACAGTACCATTCCAATCTTCATCATCAAAGTTAGGTCGAAGGATTAATACGATGTCATCTTTTTTAATGGGGTTACTCATGTTTGGTTCCTTTGTATGGGTTAAATTCTAGTGGCATTACTTTCTTGGGTGCTTCTTTAATCCAATCTTCTGGTATCTTCTTATCTGCGTATAAGAAATTATGTTTCTCACACCATCCAGCATACGTTGTTTTTGATACTTTGCTAAGTCTTCGTTTGCTACTGGAAAATACAAATCGAATATCCAACTCAGGGTGTTGCTTCTGCACCAGTAAATGTTTACGTCTATCTGCTGCAGTAAACAACCCCTTTGTCTCGACAATGATTCCGTTGGGTAACAGAAAGTCGGGAGTGTATTTCCTGTAACACAGATCCTCCCATTCAATCTTGATAGACTCATACTTCACGTCTATGTTTAATTGCTTTAGTTCATCCTCAACAGTCTTCTCTAGCCCACTACGGTAGCCGTATGCCTTAGCTGCATCCTCTGCCTTTTGGCTAAACTTACGCATTACTCTGTGTATCTTTCTTAGCGATGTGTACGTAAGCTACCATGGGTGGATTCTCTGCTCTTGATACGAGTGATGGTCTCTCCTCTAATCCTTCCCAGCATTTGTACCTGTAAGAACACCAAACACACTCTCTGCCAAGTACTAAATTGCCAGTCTCTTTCTTACGATAGGTTTCAGGTATAGCTTCATAGCATCGTTCAAACTCATTATTCTGTAGCTTATCTGCCTTCTCTTTAATCTTCTGCACTTCTGCATCTAGATCAATCGTATCGGCAGCTACATATTTGAACTCGCCATTTGCTTTATTGATTACCCACCAACCACCCGGCTTGATGCCCATTGCCTTGGCATACCCAGCTAGTTGTCCTACATAGCCGAATGAATCATTGTCATGCAGGGTTTGATAATCAACAAACTTGTTGGCATAGGACCAAGGGCTTGCAGACTTTACGTCATCGACTGCGCCCTCAGTAACCAAGTCAGGGGTGCCATTGATCTCATGATCACCTGCGACTAGGGTTACCTTGTCCCCATTTGCATATGCTACACCAGCTTGTGTTAACAGACCTTTGAACACAGCTTCCGCTATGTCACCCATCATCATATTGATAACAAAATTTGTAGAGTGTGGGACAGCATCATCTGGACTGTTCTTGTCAAACCAAAGCTGACAGTAGTCACGCCCTACGTTTGACATTCTCAGTGAGAAGTTATTGCTATCCCGTTTATCTACAAACTGCCGGAGTAAGGCAGCACGGACATCACTAACGATTTGTTCTACAACCTCCTCGCTAAGTGTGCTGTCACCGTGTCTTACCTTACTGAGATACTGATGTATCTTTAACTCGGCAGGATGATGCATTACTCTGCTGCCTCTACTTCAATGAACTCTTCAACGATCTCAGCTAGTTCTGCATCAGGCTGAGACTTGGCATTGTCATTGAATTCCTTGACAATGTAATCGTTGTAGTTATCAATCCATGCATTGAAGTCAGCGAACAAGACTTGATCAGGATCAGTGAGATTAATCGTTGTACTCAGATCCAATGTTGCTGTAGGTAAATAATACGATGCACCCGTAGGTAGTGACTGTTCTTCTGAACCTAAGACAATGTTGTGCTGTGGCAGGATACGATTCTGCTTAGCCATCTGTGCAATCGGAGCACCAAGTGTTTTAAAGGCATCTTTATTATCAACTTCCCAAATGAAAGGAACCGATACAAGAGTGTCTAACTCTTCGCCCTTTGCATTGACGGGATTGTTCATGGTGATCTCACCAAACAATACACGCACACGCTTGATGGACTTCAGGAGTGTCTTGGTTTCTGCAGGCAAAGATGCATAGTCCTCGATCCAACCACTTGGCTTGCCACAATTAAACCCACCTGCATTGTCACGCAAGTCATCCTTCAGATCCTTAGCCATGATAGTCTTGACATACTTGCCTTTACTATCACCACTGCCTTGGATGTAACGCTTGTACATGAAGCGTTGATTGAACAAACGAATCGATACATCGGTTGAATACACTGGCTCAAGATTAGGACGGTCAAGTACATAGCTTCCTGCAGCTACAACTTCTATTTTCTTCTTCTTGCCATTGACAGTGCTCTCACCCATGATACCTTTGTGATCCAACTTCAATCGAGCGAGATTGTTTTGTTTCTTAGGCACAGCAATATCTGCACCCATACCCATGGCTTGTGCCATTGCTGCAAAGTTACTATTGTTTACTAATGTAAGTTCTGACATACGTCTACCTTTCTATATTTGATATTTACTTCTGGTTGATTCCTGAGCATCGTAGCTTAGACGGTACTTCTTAACCTTCTGCACTAGCTGATGCACGTTACTACTTCTTTCTACGACAACACCATCGATACTAAACGTGTAGTGTTTGCCGTCATATTGGTATGCAAGTTTCATCATTGATGAACCTCCTTTTGTTCTAACCAATTATCCCCTATCTTTGCCTCAAGTGCAAGGGGAACATTAAAATTAATTGACCATTTTTTATTAATCAAATCAACAAGATCTGCCTGTACTGAATCGATAACCTCAATCACTTGCTGTACTTCTTGTGGATGTACGTCAATGACTATCGAATCGTGTACTGAATTAACCACACAACTCTGGTAAGGTTTCAATCGATTGTAGATTTCTACCAGTGCCAAGGGTACGATGTCTGCCGTGGCAAAGGACTGTACTGGGTAATTCTTAATCGCAGTGAAGTGAGTCACAGTCCCATCCCGCTTACGCTTGACATCGGGGAATGCAAACTCCCTGTTGCTAGGGATCTTGATGTACCCAAAGTTTAATGCTTGCTTGGCTAGAGTCGTGTGCCACCGGGCTACACCGCTGTACTTCTGCATAAAGTGCGAGTAGTACGCAGCCTCAGATTGGGTACGCCCATACCCAGTAGCACCATACAACGGGGCAAAGGTGTGGGTCTTAGCTACCTGTCTGCTTGTGGGTTGCCCTGCATCGGTAATAACCTTGGCAGTATACGAGTGCACATCGAATCCCTCAGTTACCTCTTGCATTGCAACTGGGTCCTGAGATAAGAATGCAGCTACACGAAACTCTAGCTGTGCAAAGTCTGCCTCCATGATCTTGCCACCCTCAAAGCGAGAGATGAACACACGCTTGACTGGGAACGTACCACCACGGGGCATGTTCTGCATATTTGGGTTACTCCCACTGAATCTGCCAGTGGCAGTGATGTGTTGATTCAATCGTACATGCAGCATACCATCTGGCTTAATGAAGTCAGCGATACCCTCAACGAAATTACTGAGATAGCTATCCAGTGCAGACAGTCTACGTAACTTACCTAAGAACTCAGCTGCATCTGTCATACCTTTGGATGTAGCAATCCTCTCCAATGTCTCAAGGTTATCCTTGCCTGTACCAAAGCCATTGGCACTAGCCCACTTTGCATTAGGTGCAGAGAACTTTAAGCCTGCCATATCTTTAGTGGGCTTGAACTCAAAACCTACACCATTGCATGTGCCGCACTTGTTTGACTTCTTGAATGCACTGCCATCCTTCTTAGTCTTGTAGAAGAATCCCCTACCATCACAACCTCTACACTTCTCTGCCTTGGTTTTATAAACCACATCAAAGTGTTTCTTGACTGCCTCTTTGAAATCAGTGTCATTCATGTACGGTGTAATGGCTGTAGCCCATGCATCTTTACTGCGGGGCTTACGACTGTACACAACCCATGACAATTGCTCAGGGCTGTTAAGATTGATTGGGGTATCACCCATCAACTTACGTACATGTTCTTGCAGTATCTTCTCAGTCTGTGCCTTCTCAGTCTCGAACTCTACACGCACCTTGTCTAGTGCATCTAGGTCAACACGAATACCCGTCTGGTAGATACGAGAGAGTACGACACATACTTCGTTGGACATCTCAATCGTACTAGCCAAGCCTTGATCTTGGGGTGTCTTTAACTTCTCTTGAATCGATTTATATATACCTTCAGTGGCTCCAAGGTCATGCTCAAGATACATCTTCAGTTCTGTGAATGGAATATCACGAGTGCTGTAACCACGTTTAAAGTACTCCTTCATTGTGTCTTGTTTTAGTACATCACAGTTATGCCGGATGGCTACTGTGCCTAAGTCTAAGGGTACCTTGATGCCACGCTGTAATACATAGTCAGCAAGCATGGTATCGAATACCAAACCATCATACTTAAATCCAGACTCCCAGAGCCACACTAAATCATGACTGATATTGTGCCCGATCAAAAGTGTAGTCTGATCCAGTAACTTTTGTACAGCAGCATGATTAGCAGGTACATCTTCTTGCACCTCTGTGTGATCGAATGTGTAGACTTGGCATGGTGCATCCAAGGGTTTACATCCAACCATCACGAGAGTGTTGCCAGTCTCGAATGGATCTAAGTGCTTACGTCCATCCCGATTACTGACTGTGTTCTCCACGTCAAGGGTTAATATCATGAACTATAAACTCCAGTAGTGTAATCAAACTCGCAGTTCACAATCCTGTGTATGCCACTAACTTTGTTCTTCACAATGTTTAGATACCGCATACCATCATCGTCTGTCTGATCATTCATTGGTGGGTTACGTGCTATGAGAATCATGAGATCTGATTCACCTGCCAACCCAGTCTTACTGCCTTCGATCATCGCCTGTGATAACACGATCTTGCCCTCAGCTTCTGCCGACAACTGTGTGCAATATACAACCAGACATCCGTACATCTTACCGATGTTACGTGCGTAGATTGCGTTAGCCTTGAGTGTCTCGTGGTTGTTTGATGCAGCACCATCCTCAGCAAACTTACTGCCGATGTCCATGACCACGATGTCAGGCTTGTGTTTCTTGATCACAGACTCAGCCCATTTCATGGTCTTGCCTGTTGCATCCACAAACTTTAGGTTATCTCTGATCGGATCGTATGATCTGTGTGCCGTGTTCTTGTCAGCCACAATCTGTGCCATGGTCATGCCCGTAGCAGCAGTCATGTACCGTGATGCCACACGCTCTGGTTTCTCTTCATTACACAGAATCAGAATCTTGGCACCTTGACTAGCCCACCCATGTGGTGCAGCACATAGCGTACTATGGAAGCTTGACTTACCCACGTTACTCCGTGCCCCAATCACAAACAGCATACCGTTGTCTAGTCCGTTGACTGATTGGAACAGTGACTGGATATTGAATCTCCACTTGGTGTTGGATGCAGCTGTCTGTATCAGGTTGTCAATGCTATTGTCTACATACTCGATACGAATTGACGGAGTGAAATCATCCTGATAATTATTCAGGATATTCCGTAGTGGTTCCATCGTAGTCTCATCACCATTGACGTATGAGAATCCAAGGTTAGCAACTTCCTCACCGACTACTTGCCTGAACATATTGCTCAGTACTTCTGTAGCTACATCAGAACCCATGACATCTTCATTACGAATCTTATTGAACTGCAATTCATATGAATGTTTCTGTGCTGTAGTTAGTGTGGGGTTTGCTGCAAAGAATAATGCTTGGACTTCATCGACAGTTAAATCTCTTTTGTATTGTTCCATCGCACTGTCAATGATGGACTTGATCTTACGGGTGTCTTTAGTGAATAATTTTTCAGGGCATCTATTTCCTCTTGTCTCATCGTAGAAGTCCTTGTTCATAAGACTTCTAATCAATGTGAGTTCCATTTACTCTCCTATAATCTGTTTCAGTTTATCTATATCTTCTGGAGTCCGATACTTAATATCATCATTCAAGTTCAGGGCTTTCGCATTAATGCCACCTGCCCGTAGCTCTCGTGTAAATAATAAGGTCTTACTCATTGCATCAGGATCTAATGCTACCACGACAGTGGGGTACTTGTAAAGCATATCTTTGTGTTCATCCAAGAGTGCAGTACCCAAGAGTGCAAAGCCTGTGCCACCTATTGTGTCTACAACTGCAGCACTAATGCAGTCCTCTACAACTACAGCTACGTCACTGTCACCGACAATGTAGGGCATACGTGCTTCACCATAACGTCTCCACTTAGGCTGTGTCTCAGGGTGACCAGCACGACCAGTGGCATCCATCAGCTTACCTTCATGCCGGATGGGGAACACAGTCCTGTCTTCACGGATGTCATACCGTACGTCTAGCCAGTGTGGGTCAAGCTTGTATCGATCACATAGTTGTTTGAGATACGGTTTCTCGTAGTCAACAATGATCCAGTCAGGTAAATCAAACTGAATGGGCAGGTCATTGTGATACACCTCATTCTTCATTAGTTTGTACAGCTCCGATGCAGTCAGGTGTGTGCGTGTAATGCCAGACACATTGCAACTGTTGGCATAACAGTTCCACATTAACTTGCCATTGTCATTGATAGCAGTGAAAGTCTTGTACCTCTTACAGACTGGGCAATTGCCACGATACAGCTGACCTAGTGATAAGTCTAGGTCCTGTACGTATTTTCTTACATCTGTCATTTCTTTTTCTTCTTAGCCTTAGCTTCTAGTGCCTCTCGTTCTTCGGTCTGATACTGCATGGCTAGACAGGATACCTGCATTAGGTCATCTGCCAGTCTCTCAATCACATCCCGTATACACCAGACTGCACCGCTATTTGGGTCATCACACAAGTGTTCAGCAAGAATCTCAAGTACATCGGCTGCATTCTCTAGCTTGTATTGAATTGTATCTACGGCACTGCTAATCTCGTAATAGTAACTCATGTATTTCTCCTTCTTGGTTATGTGTATATGTATCACCTGCCGTGTTAAAGCGAAGCTTAGCAGCATTCACGGCACTTGTCAAGGTATTCTTCATGTAGGGTTTTACAGACTGGGGATTGGCATGACCAGTGACAGCCATGATCTGGGGCATGGATACACCAGCATCGACCATCTCCACTGTGCCAGTCCTACGCATGTCCATAATCTGATACTCGTCTGGTAGTCCGGCTGCCTTGATGATAGCCCTGCCTACCACCGACAGATAGTGCTTGTCGTATGGCTTGGATGTAATCCTATCTTGCCTACACATGGGTGCGATGTAAGGCTGGAAGTCTACGTCTGCCTTCTGTTCCATTAACATTTCATGCAGTGCATCACTGGTAGGTAGTTCCACCCTAGCCCTACGTTTAGACTGTTCTAGGTACAATACCCTAGCATTCTCATCGTAGTCCTCCCACTTCAGGTTTGCCATATCCCCCAGCCTCTGGCACCACTCGTATGCCATCTGCACAATCAACCCCACAGAACGCCATTTAAAGCGGCTATAGGCGGTGTTCAGGAACTGCTGTACATCCTCCCTACTCCACACCACTTTGCGTGGCTTGTGCTTGCGTTTAGACACCTTGCTGAAGGGATTAAACTCGGCATAGCCTAGCTGAATGGAATAGTTGTACAGCTTATTGACCACGGCATGGGTATGGTTGGCAAAGGGTACACCCCTCTCAGCCCAGCGATTGTACAAAGCCTGAGCACGGGGGGTATCGATTGCTTGTAGGGACATACGAGATACATTCTTACCCCGCACTACTGAGGCAAGGAAGGTGTTGAAGCAGTAGCGGTAATCCTTCTGTGCCGATACTGACAGTAGGCGATAGTCTAGGGACTGGTAGTAATTCTCCAGTGCATCAATTATCTTGGTCCTTTTCAAAGGTTTTCTCCATAATCTTGTTGTTCCAGTGACGAATGTATTCTACGTACTCATTGTTCAACATGAAGTATGACAGCACTTCAGACAGAGCAGCTTGCCTACGGATTACATCCTCAATGGGATCGAACATCTGTTTCTCTGGCTGCATAAGTGTAGTTACACAAGACTCATATGCCTTCATTAGATTTGAGATAAGTAACTTATCCAGTTGTTCATCCGGTAATTCAAAAGTTATTTTCATTTTGATTCCTTAAATGGTTAGCACTACAATAATAAAACAAAACATTACAACACTAGCGTAAATGCGGGTAGCCCAGTAGTGTTTATTTAGAACCCTTGGATCGTGTATCAGGTAGCTTTGAATCTCAAGCATGTCTACATCCTGTTCAATGTACTTGGGTCTCAATGGGTTCAAGTCATACGCTGAACCAATCTTAATCTTACCGTTGTTGTATGGTATATTCATAGCTTGTTCTTCTCCTTGATAATGTTCTCAATGTCCCGTGCAAATTCAAAGATGTCTTGTCCTTTACGGCATGACTCGATGTCATCATCCGTAATCGGGATGTACTCTTTCTTAGGTGGTACGGGTCTACGTTCTAGCTTAGGTCTCTCCTTCTTTACAGGTACAAATCCTTTAGGTAACTCAGTCAACTTCATTGCATCATCCATGTAATGGCTCCTATTAAATATAAACTTACAGCGACAGCTTCAACTAAGATCAAGGGTAGGTCATCTTGTAGATAACCAGCCCATGTCCACAGTGCACTACCAATCAAACTCAAGAACACATTCAGTGGATACACATTGAAGCTGGTCAATGCAATACCCACAAGACATAACACTGTGCCTAACCATTTAATGGTGGCTACCATACTTGTCTCGTAACAGATTGTTTACAGTGTCCATGTGTCTGGCTATGTCCCGCTTGAGTACCTCATTCTCAGCAGTCAGTAGCCGGATGATTTCAATCGCATCACCAATGGCATTGTGATAGTGCTGCAATACAGCCAGTATGTTTCTTGTGTGTTCATTTAACATCAATCACTCCTTGCATCTTCACTCGGTTAGGGTAACTTCTTTCAATCCAGAAGCATCGGTACGTACCATTCTTAACACTCAGCCATGCTTCGTAACTACCGTGCCTGTCATTCGCATCGTAGCAGTCCTCGTGTGACCGCTCCACCTTGGCAACGGTATGACCAACAAGGGTACCAAACACGAAAGCAAATACAATAAACACTCCATTTAAAATCGACATTCGCCCAACCTTTCAAATGCTTCACGAAACAAGTTACGTTTCTTGACTGGGTTAATCTTGATCCAAAAGCCAGAGTCTAACTTACAGTGTGCCTCTGCTTCTTGCTTGGTTGCGAAGCATCGGACTGACTGGTTGTATTCATCCATGACTTCGTAACGTAGCTTCATACTTTCCCCTTCGGTAAAGTTTCATTAGTATTGTCTACATCTTGAGCACTATTTCCCGATGAGGAAAATGTTTCTAACTGGTCATAGTGCCGTTGAATCATATACAAATCTTTTTCCAACTCTTTAACCCTAGCGTAATGCTCATCGGCTTGTGCTGTAATTGAAATATTGTGCATAGCTGATTCTTGTAATAGCTTTTCCAACTCCGCTATTCTGTTAAGAGCCTGTTCTAAGTTTGCAAACTCTTGCATCTTCTGCACAATCGTTGGCTCAGGATACTCACCTTCCATAAAAGCTAATTGCTTTTCCAACTCCGCTATTCTGTCTGCTTGTTGACGAAGCATATTGCCTACCAATCCATCTTTATCAAACCAATCTG